TTAATAACCATCCGATCCCACGGCGTGGGGCATGGATGGGGCAAACTCACTCAATTTCTGGTTGAGGATGAGTACCTGGTCCTGGTTATTTTCAGCCATCCAGGATCCGTACACCCGGTAAACCATTTGCGCGTCGGTGTGGCCCATTTGCTTCGCGATGAAGTTAGGGTTGGCGCCGGCAGCTAACGACCAGCATGCATACGTATGTCGGGACTGGTATGCTCTGCGATAACGAATCCCGGCGCGTCGCATTGCCGCTTCCCACGACTGGTTAATCGATCCCACTGCGTAATGATGCCCGGCACGGCCATTACGTGATGCGATCTGCGGGTTGAACACGAACGTGCATGGATGCACATCGGTACGGCCATATTCGCGCAGTTTCACCTCAACCTGATACTGCTTACCCAGGCGAGTTAACTCGGCCTGGCTCTTCAGCACGTCAATCGCCGGCTGAATGAGGTTGATGATACGGTCCGTCCCGGCCTCTGTTTTCGGAAGGGTGAACTCCTTCGTTAACGTGTGGTTCCGGCGGATCATCATCGTACCCGCTTTCAGGTCGATATCTTCCCAGGCCAGCGACACAAGTTCTCCGTGGCGCACGCCGGTGTAGACGGCAAGAGACCACATGTTTTTCAGTTGCTGGTGGGCGCAGGCGTTAATCAACCTGACAAACTCATCGCGCGTCAGCGGGTCAGGCTCGCATCGTGACCGCTTAAGCATGGCGATCCCGGTGAACGGATTCACCCGTACATAACCGCTATCAGCGGCAAACTTAAACATCCCGCCCATGGTCTTCATGTAGTTGTTGACCGTCCTGACTGAGCGACCCTTAACCGGCGTTTTCTGCCCGACTTTCAGCGTGTGATAACCGGTCAGCAATTCCTTCCTGATAAACAGCAGATCTTCCTGCGTTACCGCAGATACCAGCCTGTCCCCACCAATCCTGGGCACCATGTTGCGCGCTATAGATGCATAGCGTGACATCGCGTTGGTGCTGATCTCCATACGCTTCAGTTCAAGCCACTTGTTCGCCAGCTCCAGCACGGTGATTTCCTTGCTCTCCACCCCAAACCTTTTCAGGTTAGGCGAGTCTGGGAATTGCGCTGCATAGTTGAAGTTGCCGGTCTTAATCGAAAAGCACACCGACGCGCGCAGCTCGCCAGCGACCTTTCTGTTTTTTGGTGTATCCGGCACGCCGAGGCTTTCACGCACCCGGCTGCCTTTATAGATGAACCATATGCGGAGCGTACCGCCATGATTCTCCACGCCTGTTGGGTATGCTGACTTAGCCATTATTCCCTCCTGACGTCCAAGAGCCCGCTAAGCATAAACGGATCTTCATTGGCGCGCACCCGGCTGTTTCTTTGACATGCTCTCAACCCACTGGTCGACAGCCTTTCGGTTGTACATGCATTCGCTGTTTTTCTTCGGCACGCCGTCCGGTGAGACGTGAAGATATTCCCGTCCTACCATCCAGCATTTTTTTCGGGCCCGCTCGATAGTGCCCGGGCGAAGGCCGGTAATCTCTACGAGCTTTTCTTCTGTTACCCAGTCGTTGGGAACGATTAAGGTCATTTCGCTCATGGGTGTCTCCAGGAAAAAAAGAACCCGGCGAGGGGCCGGGCAAAAGGGATCACGAGGTGGTGCTTTCGCACCCAATAGCCAACTCATAACTGGCTATCAGTTGCGTCAGTCGTCTTCATCTTCGTCCCAGTCCTCGTCGTAATATGGCGAGGCGAGAAGCGGGTTAGTTGCTGATAGAATCTCTCCAGCGGCACCCTGCCTCTGAAGTCGACGAAGCGCTTCGTAAAGCTCAAAAGCTTCCGTTCTCTCATCACCAATTTCGAGGGAGCACGCAACCTTGTGCGCCTCGGTTACCAGATTTGAAAGTTGGTTTCTGATGTCCTGAATGGTGCTCATAGTTCTCCTTACGCCGCACGCTGGGCGCGCAGCTTCTTCAGGTGTTCTGCTGTTTCGATTTCTTCGGCGATCCGCTCGGCCTGTGCTTCGGTCAGCGGTTCGAATTCGTGCTGAAAGCGGCCCATGCTGGCAATGCAGGTGCGGCCGTTGCGGATGTAGTGGACTACTTCGTGGGTAGCGCGGAGGATTTTGCATGGCGCGCCGTGGGGATCGGCGTACCAGGTGTTAGGTTGGATTATCCTGAACATTGGGCACCACCTTAAATTCGATTACCCAGACCCAAGGGTTGACCTTCCAACTCTCATCGCCGTAAATAGATGTCCAGAGGCGAGCAAATACATCGCTTAGGCAGTCACCACTTTCCATATCAGCAATACAGCAACCTTCTTTCGATGCATCAGAATCGCTTATGCTGTTTAACCTCTCTACCCGCACCCCGGTTATCTCCAACGTGATGCGGCTGGCCCAGCGCGGCATGTGAATCGAAGGAACCCATTTACCATACGGACCGTTTCCGTCAGCTGCGTAAAGAATGGCTGAACAACCAGCAGGCTCTTCATGATCAGGAACCGGGCTGAATGTTTCACGCACCCAGATGCGATCGCCGACGGCACCGAACGGACAGGCGTAGCCTTCATTCTCATCGGCAACGCCAAATACATCTTTCTTTGCAGGCTGCAAGTATCCGTTTTTATCGACCACGCCAGGCGTGTACCAGTGTGCGTTTAAATCCAGATCGTAACCGTTATGCGTTGGGTGGAAGCCATCAGACGGCTGAACTTTCATGACCCGCCGCGTCTGCGTCTTCCGCCCGTCGAGGATGGCGCGCACCATCTCGCCGTTAAAAATCATTCCGTACTCTTTCACTGGATCCCCCTCTGCTTGTTCCTCAATTCGATAACACCCTGGCAACTGGCGCACGTCTTGCAACCGGGAACGGCAGCGCGCCGCGGCTCGGGAATTGGTTCGTCGCATTCTTCACAACGCTCAGCCGATACGGCATTGCGGTCGATGCGGTGAGCGGAAAGGGCAGCGTTACGCTGAAGCTCTTCAATCTCTGCTGCGGTATCGATGATGTCGGCCATGCTCAATGCTCCCGGAACTGTAGGTTAATTCGGTTGAATGTGAACGCGAGCAATAAAAAAGCCTCTTTAAGAGGCTTTGTGGTAGCTGCTTCTTTCTGATCCCGGTCACGGCTGTGCTCTCGTGTATTGGGAGTGATAGTTTTTTGAAGCCTCAACATATTTATCATGTGCCTCTTGTGCTGTTTTAAAATACCCAAGATGGATGCGCTTTCCTTCAACACGTATGCACGCACGCCATTTATTAGCGGCTTTATTGAAGTACACGCCAGGATATCCGGATGTGTTATCTTTTCTCTTCTTCCTGTTGCACATGTTTTGCTGGTGAGTAGCTAGTCGCAGATTTTCGATTCGGTTGTCTGATGGGTTCCCGTTTATATGGTCCACGTCCATCTCAGGAAGGTTGCCATGCACATACATCCAAGCTAGCCGATGTGCCCCATAAGCAACGCAATCTATGCCGATTTGCACATATCCTAGGGAATTTATGTATCCTGCAACCGTTCCAACGGGACGTCTGTAGTTTTTTGTAGAAGAAATCCATGTGAATATTCCAGTATCAGGGTCATAGAAAAGCAACTCTTTAAGCCTATTAAGAGATAGAGTCATTCTGCACCGCCTTGCTCACCGACCAGAAATGCACAGTCCTTCTTGTGCTCGTTACAAGACCAAACCACTTCGTCATCGCCACGGAAAATATTCATTTCCAACGTCGTTTTATGCTTCGCCACTGCACCGCATTTGCATTTAGCGGAGGTGTTTTTGCTTTTGGCTGACACACTGCCAACCCTTGGATAATTGCTCACGATTCAACTCCAAACCGCTTGTTAAGGCGGCCAGTTTTGACGACGAACTCCAGGAGGCTGACTCCCAGAGCTTCTATTTTCTTGTGATGCTTGTTGATGATGGGAGGCACCGTTTCGTTCCAGTTAGGCTTTGGTTTCTTGCGCATGGCCTGCTGGATTTCCTCGGTGCAGCGGCGGCAGGCGGCGCGGATGGCGTTGTCTTTTTCTGGTGTCATGCGGCCTCCCGTCTGGCGAGAAGTTTCGCCCCGAAAGCCATAAGCTCGTCCCGGTCCACAGTTGCGAAGTGGCAGTGTGTACGCGGATACGGTCGCCAGATGATGAGCATCGATCCTTTGTTATTTCCCGAGACCGGCTTACCGGTGACCGGGTTGATAAAAGCCAGCCGCCCGGCGGTGATAAAGCGAACTTCGCTGGCGGTCTGGATAGCCTCCTTAAACCAGCCAACCGATGTGTCTGCCGGAACCAGCATGACCGTGCCGATCTGATTGTTGCTCTCGGCGGCAGCCTTCTTCACAAACGGCGTGATGTCGCTGTATGGCGGGTTCAGCCAGACGTAGCCTGGCACATTCAGGTAATCAGCCCACGGCGTTTCCAGCGTGTTCTGCTCGGAGGTGATGAACTTCCGGCACAGTGCGTTATGCGGAGCCGCGGCGGCATCCAACTGGAAGCAGAACTCAGCATCAAGTGAAGCGAATAGGGCAGGCGGCGTGCGCCATAGGTCTCGCTGGTCTAACGGTGTTTTACTTCCGCCGTAATCACCGTTCAGCTTCTCGGCTGGCAGTGCTGCGGCGATGCGCTCTCCGATCCAGCGCATTACAGGTACCGCCATGCTATTTCCGATGGCTTTATAGCGTGGCCCGTCCGGGCATTCATCAGCACCCTTCCCGCGCCAGCCGATCAGAGTGTGATTATCAGGAAAGCCCTGAAGGCGCTCGCACTCTATCGGTGTTAGGCGGCGAACCTGCATTCCGTACTGAACGACGTCAGCGGATGAGCGAGATTCCTGAGTGAAAGCCACATCTTCCTGATAACCTTTGCCCTGAGGGCCAGCTGCATCGTGACGACCGATAGAAGCATGTTGGATGCAGATGGCAGGGGGTTGGCCGCTGTTAGCATGGCTTTTATCGTGGTTTCCTGCGCGAATCGTTGGTGACAGATCTGACGTCACATCAGCTCCATTATCTTTGTAGCTAAATGCAATGCAGGCGTTTTCTTGCCCGTTGTTGCGCCCAAGTGTGTGTGCCAGTTCGCAATTGGTATCTGGATCCTGCGTGCCGTGCACTGCGAAAGTCTCGGTGTCAAAATCCAATCTGATCCCATGCGCGGTGCAGGCGGTCGCCACATCAATATGGCCGGCAGTATTGCCACCGCCAAAAGCAATCAGATGTCCAGCTTGTGCCTGGTTGTCGTCTGCGCCACACGTTCCAACGCCTCGTGCAGTAAGGGCGGCAACAGCCTTTTGCGTTTCTCGGCGCGGCGCAGAATCCCGGCGCACGCTGTCGAGCTCAAAAAGTACCGCTGCGGGATCGAATCCTTTTCGAGCACTTGCGACAACGAACACACGGCGGCGTCGTTGGGCCACTCCGAAAAATTGAGCATCAAGGACGCGCCAGGCAATAACCCTTTCTGGTCCAGACACACAACCTGCGTGCGTCCATTTTCCCCCTGCTGGCTGCAATTCACTGCTTTCTCCGGCAAGTCCTGCCAGAAAGCACCCGAAGGCATTGTCTTTGCTGCTGAGCACGCCGGGGACGTTTTCCCAGACGATGATTGATTCTGGCTCACCGCGTTCGCGGCGCTTTGCGTCGATTGCATTGGCTAATTCCACGTAAGAGAGGGTTAACTGGCCGCGGTCATCAGACAGGCCTTCTCGTAAGCCGGCAATGCTGAATGCCTGGCAAGGCGTACCACCGACAAGAATATCAGGTGCTTCGACACCACCAGTGCGAACCGCATCGGCGATTTTGGTCATGTCGCCGAGGTTGATTACTTCCGGCCAGTGATGGGCGAGGACTGCGGAAGGGAATGGTTCGATTTCAGAGAACCAGGCAGGTTTCCAGCCGAGAGGTTCCCACGCTTTACTGGCAGCTTCGATACCGCTGCACACGCTTCCGTATTTCATGCCGCCTCCTGCCTTACCCGATATTCCTCAGCGAGCCGCTGCGCCTTTAATGGATTGCTGACCACTTCACCCCATGGCATTAGCCAGCCGTTACCAATGAAGGGAAGGCACAGCGTGCCAACCCTGATGTCGTCGTGAGCGTGAGTCATAGGATGGACTCCATTTCGTCGATGTAGAGGCCCTGAGCAATCAGTCGGCGACGGCGTGCGGCACGCGCTATGCATTCCTGCCGTCTACCTTCCTTCGATTGCTCAATGGCGCGCCGGGTGAATAGCCGTGATTTGCCCTGTGGTGTTACTACCTTTGGCTTCGTGATCAGGTCGAATGTCCGGTCACAGATGCCGTCCTCGTTGAGCCATTTTTTCGACTCAACGATCTGCGCTATCTGTCCGGAGCCGCGGGTGATTCCGTTGGCGACCCGGTTAAACTCAATGAGCGTTACGCCAAACTTCTCAGCGATTTCGCTGCCGGTTACCGGACGGCCGCGCGTCTGAATCATCCAGATAACTCGCTCACGGAGGCCAGAAAATTGCCCGGTGCGCCCTGGCCTGCGGTAGAAGGGTGTGCGTTTCATTTCCACTGCTCCCCGAACGTGAAGCCGATCTCCGCCAGCGCCTCGTCCATCTTCTCGATGAACTCCGGCACCATTTCGTTGAAGTCGGACATGTACTGCGGATCCCGCTCAACGACGACATGGTGAATGCCTTCGCGTTTCATGCGCGGGTCGTAGTTAGCAAAGAACCATGCGTCTTTCCCGGTCACCCACATGCTGTACTGCACCTGGGCCATGTACGCAGACTTGATGGCTTCGAAACCACCAAGGCGGAATTTCATGAAGTCGCGGGAGGTGAACGGGCATTTCAATTCGAGGCCAAAATCATTACTGCAAAGGCCGTCAGGGGAGCACGCAGTGCGCATGCTCTCGTCACGGAACAAGATCGGAGACTCCGTGACTTTCACGTCAGTGGTGAACTCGAAGAGGGTGCGGGCGTCTTCTTCGTACTGCTTGCCCCAGGCCAGCGCCTTGGCGTTAACCTCTGGCGCGACGCCGGTGCATACCTCGGCGAGCAGCGTGTGGAAGTAGGACATTTTCATGTCAGTCCACTTCTTCCCCGATCTTGGCTTGGCGATGACGTTGTGCACTTCAGAGGCGGTGATAACGCCGAGGCGCAGCCGGTGCCACGCCTCGTCGCCTTGCTGGATAGTGGTTACGTCAATACCGGTCCGGGCAAGGATAATTTCTGGTGTCATGCTGCCGCCTTAGCCCTTTTCTGAAGGAAGCCAAACCCTTTCTGCGCCTCTTCTTCAGTGAGTTCTGACGCCTCAAGAATTTGCCGTTTGAAGATGTCGCTGCACAGGGGGAGGAAGTCTTTCTCCCAGTCTTTATCCAGGGCTGTTAAGAGATCGGTGATCGCCTGGAGCGTTTCTTCGCTTGCTGCTGGTGGAAGTGATTCTGTTGTGCTGCGGGGAGTGACGTCACGGATATCAACATCCAGTGATTTTCCTTCCATTTCTTCGGCGGTAGGCTGCTGTCCAATCTCAGGCCATGCCTTACGCAACGCCTGGGCTTCTGCGCATTTCGCCAGCTGGCCGTAAGGGCGCTTTTTCCACATCGCGTTCGGCGCCGTAGTGTCGCGGCCGCCGGTGGCGTAGTTTTCAATCCAGTATTCTTTAGCGCTGAACTCGACGATTTCGCCGCTGGGCATGCGCTTGTAGACGGTGTATTTGCACCACTGAGGGAAGGTCACCTCGACACCAGTAAGCGTCTGAGTTACGTCGGGCCCGAACTCAGGCTCACGGGCCCCGGCATAATCGCCTGAGCGGTCTGCCTGAATGCGGTAAAGCCCGATGCCCGGCATTACCACGTCACGCCATTCGCTTTTACCCGTTCTTGAGTCTTTGACGCTCATCGGCACGAGGTGAACAGGCTTCAGCAACGGATCCAACTGGCGGGCACGGCAGTAATCGAGCGCCATCATTACTGATTCGTCTTTGGCGCCAGGGTAGATACTGTTCTTCAGCGCGCTCCAGGTAGCGACGTCGATACCTTTTTCCGCCAGCGCACTCGCTGTGATTGTTAATACGTTTGCCATCGTTAATCCCCTCAAAAATTAAAACGGGCAGCCGGTACGGTGTTCCCAGTCGTATTCCGCCTGGGCGTAAGCAACTGCCGAAATGAAATCGTTGTAGGCCTCGCCAGCTTTATCGCTGCGAAGTCCTTCGTATGGGCTGGAGTCGATCGGTACTGAGAAGTGGAAGAGGCCGGACGGTTCTTTTGGCATCATGTCGATGATTTGCTGCGCCCGGTCGTCGATCCACTTCTCCTTCTCGTCGGTGAGCTGCTGCTCAACCCAGCGCCGATCTTCGATGCGGTCGTAAGTGAGGTATGCGTTCATGGCTGAACTCCTGAAATTTGGATGTGCAGATACCGCCCGCAGAAAGCCAGGCCGATCGGTCGAACAGGGTGGTTGGTATCAGTGAACCATTGGCTCGCCGCGCTCATTCAGCAGCACAACGACGGAATCACTTTTGATGATGGTTTTTTCGAAGATGTTGAAGGCGTACAGGCCTTTCTCAACGTTCGCAGAGGCGCGATAAGTTTTGCCGTGGTGTTGCAGCATTGTGCCCGGTAAAACCTCGCTACGTGGCACTGATGCGGTGCCGTAGTGCATTCCAATCATACCTTCACCTCAACCTGTTCCAGGAGGCCAGCGATATGCATCTGCCAGCGGTTCAGCACCAGTTTTTCCCGCGGTGCCGACACCGACGTCAGCTGCCACTCGTTATCGTTGAGCTTTTTGGCGGTGTACTGCTTGCCGTTATGGGTGACTGTCATGATGCCTCCCGGCGATTTGCCTCGGAGTCCTGACGGAATGCTTCACGCAAGAACTCTTCACTAAATTCCATCTCAGGGGCCTGAACGAACGCGATATACGCTTCTTCCTGGCAGTTTGTGCAATATCCGGATCGGATTGCGCATCCGCAATTTTCACAATGTTTTGACATAATCATCTCCGCCCTTAAGCCGGGCCGCTGAACGTTAAAAGACTTCTGCGCTAATGGGCGGTGGATGGCCGCCGGTTGTCATAAATGGGCAGACTCGAAAATCTGCCTATGTATGGCCGATAAAAAACCCGCCGGAGCGGGTTACTTAATTAGTGAGGCTGCGTATTCGAGGAGATACAGTTTTGGGGCCAGCCAGATTTTTAGCCACGTCAGGTCAGATAAGATGACGAAGGCGATGACCGAATACAGGAACATAATGGTTCCAAAAAACACTGACGAAGCACTGATAGTGCCGTCTTTGTCCCAGACCAATGTTGGTCTATATTTTGGCTTGCCGCGTTCCCATGAATATCCCTCTTCGCCATAAACTCCGTCCTGCTCGCGCTTCATCATTACCCTGAAGAATTTAATCGCAACCGGGATAGTCGCCAGAATAACCAGCGTGAGCATCATGCTTTTGGTGAATTTCCATACCAGCAACTGATGCACAACCTCCGGGATCTGCGCTTGGCTAAATGACACCGCAGCATCGATGCCATTCGCCGCTTTCTGTAATAGCTCAACGAGAATTTTGTTCGCTTGTTCGTTCATAATTGCCCTCTGTCGTTACCCGCCGATGCGGGAGAAATGCTTTGGTGGTGTGGCGGCTGGAGTCGAACCAGCTTCCATCGGTGCGCTGCCGATTGGGTTACGCGCGCCTTGCGGTTTTCATCGCGAATTTTTGCCGCAAGCCTATTCCCTAGCTCGCCGTTGAGCTTCACCACACCCCAAAACATTCCAGTTACGCACCATTGCCGCTCTCCCTGAGCCCGCCGGGCGTCCGACGCATGGTTTACTGTCGCGCCGTTCGACTGACCGAATCTCAACATCGCCGCTGGCTAACTTCGCTCAGCTGTCGATGTTTCGTTTCGATGGGCTCATTAAAAACCATAGTTGTTTTATCGTCAACAACAATAGTTGTATTAATGGTTGTATTGGTTTTATTTGGTTGTATTTGAAAGGAATTTATTTTTAAGAAATATTTGGTGGTGGGGTTTGGGCAATAAAAAACCCCGCCGGAGCGAGGTTTCATGGGTGGGGAGTATTTATCTATTTTGGCTTTTCAGGTAATCGGAGATCTCTTTGGCTGCCGCGCACTGCGCTTTCAGCTCATTGTTCATTTTTGCTTTAACTTCGTCAGAACTACTCTCGCATCCAGCATCAAGCGAAGTGATGTTATAAACCGCCAGCATCGTAGCCTGGACTGCTACCTTGCACTGATCTGGCTGTGCGTGGTCTTTACAGATTGCAGCTGGTGATTGCTTTAGCTGATCGAGAGCCGACTCTTCCGCATTGGCCGCCAGAGGTGTCAGAAATAATACTGCCCATAAGAATTTTTTCATAGTTGCTTCCCTACCATATTGTTGATGTCCAAAACATTCTTCCGATTATCTGGACGCTATCAAGGTCCGCTTCTTCGTCTGGGTGTTCGACATGATTAAAGCTGCGAATGCTCAGCCTGTTCGGGCCCACACGGTAAAGTATTTTTAAGCGATTCCATCCATCCTGGCTGATGGCGTAAACCTTTCCGTCTACGATCTTTTTGTCGTTAATATTGATAGCGACAGTCGTTCCTTCCGGAATAACTGGCTCCATGCTATTCCCATGTGCGGGGAAGCAGATAACACTTTCTCTGTGGGCATTAACTCGGCGTAGAGTCGCTTTTGAGAAGCGGAGTTTATAGCCATTGTAATCTTCGCGAGGGAACGTCCCATCGCCGCAGGCCAGCTCAATATCCTTTAGAAATGGCACTTCTACCTCGTCATCAGGTAATGGGGTTGAATTATCCCAAGGCTCAACGGTACCCCACTGATCAGACGGTGGGATGGCTTCATCCTGCCCAGTGAGAAGCATAGCGCCTTCACCAGAACTCAACCATTCAGGCTTTACCTTTAACGCATTAGCAAGCTCAACCAGCTTTGTTGTCTGGTTGGCTTTTCCTGTTTCAATCTTCTGGATAGCCGCCTGGCTCACCCCAACCAGATCACCGAGAGCCTTTTGCGTAAGGCCTCGTAATGTCCTGGCTTCTTTCAATCTTTCAGCGAGTGTCGTTTTCATACGCGCAATGTACAACCATGGTTTTATTCCATCAAACGAAAATGGTTGTTGACTAAATACAACCATAGTTTTATTCTTCTTTCATATTCACTACGGAGGTTGTTATGAACCCAACCATTAAAACCGCTATCACCATTGTCGGCTCTCAAAAAGCCCTTGGTGAAGCGTGCGCAGTGTCGCAGCAGGCGGTTTACAAGTGGCTACACAACAAAGCAAAGGTTTCTCCGGAGCATGTGAACAGCATCGTAAAAGCAACTGGTGGTGAGATTCAGGCATACCAGATTCGCCCTGACTTGCCGACGCTGTTCCCGTCACCGGCCGACAACAATGCCGCTTAACGGCGGCCCTAACCACGAAAGGGAAAGCAATGCATTCACTTGCGTATCAACAAGGTAACAAATTTTCGCCAACGGCGATGATTTACCAGAATCGCCGGGAACCTGATTCCAAGGCGTTAAACATCGATGGGATCCGCGCAGCCGTTCGCGCCTGGGCAGCTGATTGCCGCAGCCGTGAATTTGTCGCAGCGCTGATTGTTGAAGAGTGGCGGGCTACCGGCGGCACCGGGCTGGATATCCCGACTGACTCGCACCGCCAGATGCAGAAGGTGTTCCGCTGGATCGACGGCGACACCGAATATGCCACCAACAACATTCGACAGCTGGCGCCGGCAATCATGGCCGTGCTGCCGCTGGAGTACCGTCATCGACTTCTTCCAGAGGACAGTTTCATGTCCCGCTTAGCTCGACTTGAGAAGGAAACGAGCGAGGCGAAAGTGGCCGTTGCGATGAACGCCCCGCGTCACCAGAAGCTCAAGGAACTCAGTGAGGGGATTGTAGAGATGTTCCGTGTCGACCCGGACCTGACCGCGCCGCTGATGGCCATGGTCACTTCAATGCTGGGGGTTATGTGAGAACTACAGAAATGGCGAAAGCCGCGGTGCGCTAACACCAACGGCTTTCAGGTGCAATAAACGTCAGTCAATTGCGAGGCAATTATGCCAAGTAAATCGAAGAGAGTAAACAAACCGGAGGTAGCACGTGAGCATGTCACTTATGGCGAAAGCAATGGGGGTCAAAGTGGGAAACTCACTGCGTAAGCTCGTCCTGATTAAGCTGGCTGATAACGCCAACGACAAAGGCGAATGCTGGCCTTCGTATCAACACATCGCCGACCAATGCGAATGCAGCCGAACGGCTGTTCGTAACCATATTGATGCGCTTGAAGAAATGGGTCTTATCAAGCGTGAGAACCGTGTCGGCGTCAACAACGGAAAAGGTAACACGTCAAATGTGTATTACCTCAAATTAGATGCCACCCCTATGCCATTAAATGGCACAGGGGTATGCCACGACGAAGCACACCCTATGCCATCTGATGGCACACCCCCTATGCCACCAGATGGCACCAGAACCAGTCACTCTTTTGAACCAGTCACTGAACCTAACTCTCTCTCTGGGCGCGATGGTTTTATGAGCGAAGCCGCTAAGCGGCGGATCGGTATTTCACCAAACGGGGAGATTCCATTCCCGCCCCTGTTTAAGCCATCAGCAGATCACATTGCCATGGCTGCCGAGAAGGGGGTGAGCATTGAAACTGAGCTGCTGAACTTCCGGGACTATCACCTTTCCCGCGGCACGCTGCTGATCGACTGGAATTCGGCTTTCAGGGTCTGGATTCGAAACGCCAGGGTTAACCCGCTGGCTAAACGTGGACGTGCTGGGCAGGAAACGCCTCACTGGAACAGCCGCGAGGGATGGGAGGACTTCCTGTGAATAACCAACTTGTGCAGGCAGTTAACGGGCGTGACGGGGCACTGCTATCCAGAATGGCTAACGGAAACGCCGACCAGCAGAAGGTAATAAATCCCGAAGCGGAAAGCCTCGTTGATTCTCTCTTTCGCCAGCTGAAGCAGATTTTCCCTGCGTCTACGCAGACAAACCTGAAAACTGACGCAGACGAGAAAACTGCAAAGCGTCAGTGGATCGCAGCGTTTTCAGAGAATGGGATCCGCACACGCGAACAGCTTTCTGCTGGAGTGCGGCACGCACGCGCCAGTGAATCACCGTTCTGGCCGTCACCGGGGCAATTCATCAAATGGTGCAAGGATAGCGGCACTGTGCTTGGCATTGGTCTGGCTGATGTGATGAATGAGTTCCATCGGTATAGCCGCGAAAAAGGGCTGCATACCGGCGGAGCAGAAGCTTTCCCGTGGTCTCATGACGTCATGTACTGGATTGTGACCGATACGCGCAGAGCGATGTACCAGCGCCAGTTGAGCGAGGCTGAAACTGAAAAATACGCGTCAAAAAAACTTGAGGAATGGGCGCTGAAAGTTGCTGGTGGGGAAAAAATACCATCTCCCGTCCTGGCGCTCGAGAATTCTGATGAAGTGATCCCGACAAATCACGTGAGCCGTCAGGCCGGCTATCACCCGGAAGGAAAAAGCTTCGGGTGCATGCCAAACGCGGCGACTCTCGGCGCTCTCACCCCGGCCCAATGGCTTTGGGAAGAGTATCAGCGCGGGAAAGAGAAAGGGCTTATCCAATGACCATAACAATCCGTGGGCAGATTCTTGCAGCCCTGCGTAATAACCCAGGCCTAAACAGCGTCAAGCTGGCCGAGCTTATCGGCATGGACACCAGAAAGATATCCGGGACAGTGAGTACGCTGCTGGCCGAGGGCCTGATCGGCTGCGAAGGAAAATACGGCCAGCGCCTGTACAGCCTGACCAGCTACGGCATGCGCTTCGCCCCTGACACGATACCGGGCATGAAGCAGGGCAAGTCGAAGTTAATTCAGCGGACGGACACAAACGTGATCTGCCAGGAGTGCCGGAACAGTCAGGCGATGAAGCGAGTATTGATGGTTTGGGGGAGGGTAGGGGTATGAGCGAATGGAGTGATTATCGCTTGATGGTTAGGACCATGGCGAAGGGTAACGGTGTAACGCTCATCAGCATCGCCAGGCACTGCGGCGTATCGAACAGGAAACTTAATCAGATTCTCCAAGCGGGGCCATCCAAAGAACAGGAAGAACTCATAGCCGAAGCTCTGGGGTGCGCAGGGTGTGACCTTGCGGAAATCCACAGGCAAATGGGCGAGTTATCAGACAAGTACGGGAGGGCAGTGGTATGAAAATTTACATCGCAGGACCAATGACGGGTTACGAAAACTACAACCGTCCTATGTTTAACGCAGTAGCACAGCAGATGTTATCAGGTGGTCATGTGGCATTAAATCCGGCCACGCTCCCGGATGGTTTATCTCAGCGTGAGTATATGGACATCTGCCTGGCGATGCTTCGCTGCGCCGACGCCATTCACATGCTGCATGGGTGGAAAGAGTCGGAAGGTGCCGTCGCTGAGCATGCCATGGCTAAAAAGCTGGGAATTAAAATTTCTTACCAATTTGAAGGAGCTGCCGCATGAAACCAACATACGAAGAACTTGAAGCCAAGTGCGCGGCGCTGGCTGCTGAAAAAGAGAAATTCGCTGTCGAGTGCGCAGCCACAAAGATCGCCATTGCATACCTAAAATCAGGCCGACATGATTTTACGCTTAACACCCCGGCCACCGACGCTTTCCTGGCTGAAGTGCGGGCCAGTGCGGTTGATGAAGCTTGCCTGAAAATTAGCAATGCAATTGTTAATTGCTATCAGGACGAACAAATTGGGCTTGATACAGCAGCAACTATCTGCGGTGACTTCGCCGCCCAGCTTCGCAAAGGAGTGCAGTCATGAGCATGATGGATTTCGCAGAAGCTAAAAAGGCGGTCGACGCCATCACAACCGACTGGTCTATCCGTGGCCCATATCACGAAGAATCGGAAAACGTAAGGCTCTTGATGCCATTCTCGAAAAGTTAACCAGCGAGGCCGCCCAATGAGCAACATCGACAAACGCGCACAGAAGGAACTCTATGCGAAAGTTGAGCATCAGGCTCATTCACTTCGTGGGAATCCTCGCGAATACCAGGTAGTAACTGGCTTGTGTCCGGTTAACGTTATCGAAATGCACGCACAGAAAATTCAGGCGCTGCTGGATGAGCTGGAAGCCGCAGATGCGCTGAATAAACATTTGGAGTTGGCAATCCGAAGAGCTGAGGGTTGTAGCGAGGCGTTAAGGAGAAAACTAGAGGCCGCAGAGGAGCGCATTGCTGAACTTAGTGAATTACCCATGAAGTCTGATGTTGAAAAAAAACCTCAGAATACCTTGAGTGGCAGACCAGTTTACCTCGGCGATGGCAGTGACGCTAAGGAGACGCTGATTGCAGGTAAGCGTGATATTCATCGCTACGGGAGTTTGATAACAGATAAAGCCTGGAAAGGAGATTGATATGGCTCGTTTTATCGCAGTTATTCACGCGTGGTTCGTCGACAGCAAGGGTTTTGATGTGCATGAACTTAGCGCAACGGACAAGGAATCGGCCCACAACGAAGCGGTGCTGTTGAAGCATAAACGAGAAAGCACTTTCTGCTCATGTGCCTGCACTGTAGTTGAGATTGCTGACAACGAAAGATTGCCACGCAAGTTAACTCTACGCGAACGTCTGACAGGGAGGACTAACCCATGATCACTATCACCAAAGAATTCACCAAAGAGCAGTTGCAGCAAATTATCGAAACTGACCACGTTCAATGCGGTGAGGCTTCGGATCTGGCGCGTATCGCGCTGGCATCGCTCGAAGCGGAGCAGGTGTCAATCAACGACGATATGGCATATGCATTTCATCATGCGCTGTCAGATTCATCACTAGGGGCTGAAGAAGTCGAAGAAATTAAGGCTGGGTTGCGTGCTGCATTCGCTAATGTCACCGCTCCGCCAGCGCCGGTATCTGACTCGCTTCTGTCTGAGCTTTTAGCGATAGCGAAGAAGGCGGCTGATGCAGCAGACGAATGCGCACATGCGGAGTGGAGCGATGACTCCATGGAGCATTCAACTGCAATAGCTGATTGGGAACGCCGCGCCGCCATGCTTCAGGGTGCCGAACTTGTAACTACGTCTTACAAGTTGCCAGCGATTGGTTGGCTACGTGCTGACTATCAGGATGATAATCGTGGTCTGCGAGGTAATGCTCCACTGTTCGTGTTGGGTAAAAAAGACCCTTCAACGGTGTGGGGGCTGGATTACATCCCGCTTACCAGCAACTCTCCGGTGATTACGGATGGCTGGGTAGCTTGCAGTGAGCTGATGCCAGGCATAGGTACAGAGATATTCTATTTCTGCCAGGATGATGGACTGAGAGATTGCGGTATTGTTAGTTCATCAAACTTCAGCGGCAGAGGCGACGCACAGTTATACGTTCATGCAGATGGCTATGACCTGCGTTTCGGTGTAGATATAACTCACTGGATGCCACTGCCAGCAGCACCGCAGCAGGAGGCTAAAAATGTCTAGTTTGAAGCCAGGCAATGTTTATATCGAAATTTCTCACAATCAGGATGGAGGCCTTTCCCTCTGTATAGCCAATGACGATGGCGGATATCGCATCTCCGGAGCCAAGGTTGGCGGCTGTGAAAACCTGAAGTGCTTTGAGGTTAATGTCGAGGAGCTAATCGAGCAGATTCGCGAGCACGCAAAAAAGGCAGCCGTAGAGCCTGAGCACATCGACGAAATCGCTATTCAGGCAGGGATTGACCCAGCCGTGGCTGATGCTTACATGCAGGGATATCACGACGCAGAAGCGCGGAGATCTGAGCAGCAGGATGCAAACTGATGTGATATAAAACCCCTTCATGGTGGAGGGGCTGCTTATGTCAGAATATGAGAAGCTGTCAGAAGACCTGTATCGGGAAGCGTGTCGCATTGTTGGCGAATGCTGTCTGATGCTTGCCAGCAATGATGCGGAAACAAACAGAGACCAGCTGGTTCACGAGTTAAAACGGCTTCACTGGGAAATTATGAAGCAGACAGAAGAATCCAATCTGCCTATTTTGCTTGCCATCGAAAGGCTTGCTACCAGTGAGGACTGGAAGAAGCCATATCTTGGATGATGCCTAACCCATTCGACGCATAACTAAACGTCAAGCAACGTTTGATTTCCAATAATCATCCATCCATAATTAAGTCATCGGAGCCTGAACAACTCCGGTGACTTCTGCGCATTTAAGGGGACTTAAATGCGACCACAATCTGAACTCCTCACCTTGTCACAGATGCAGAAATGCACCTGCGATTTTCTGCATTCTTCGGTTTCCGTTAAGGAGGCCGTATGACTCTGCCAGTAGACGGTATCAAACTCCATCGCGGCAACTTCGCGGCCATAGGACAGCAAATTCAGCCATTGCTGGAAGCAGGCCAGTGCTTCCGCCTTCAGGTCAAGCCGTGGCGCGAGAAGCGCAGCCTGTCTCAAAACGCACTCTTTCATCTTTGGATGGGAGAAATCAGCGAATACCTCATCAAATCCGGGCGAACCGACGCGACGCCTGAGTGGGTTAAGCGCAACCTCAAGAAAACCTACCTCTGCTGCGAAGAGGTGACCTACACCGATTTCATCACCGGTGAGAAGACAACGAGTTGGGAGCCGCGCCACACCTCTGACCTCGATACCGGTGAAATGCATATCTTCCTGGTGAAGGTTGAGATGTGGTGCGCCCAGTTCGGCCTGGCGCTGACTATCCCTAACGGCTGCGAGTATCAGCAGTTGCGCGATAAGCAGGAGGCCTGATGTCAACTCCACTTTCCCGCGTCATCACAAACGAAATCTTCCGCGTTCCGGCGCGCCGCAAGCGTAAGCCCGCGGTTAATCCGTCCGACATTCCGACATTGAAAGGCTACACCGCCCGCCTGGTGGATCAGAAATGGCTGCGTCTCGCGGCGAGGAGAGGTCATGCGTAAACCAACCCGTCGCACCTGCAAGGTCTGCAAAGAGAAGTTCACCGCCACCTTCGACAATGTCTGGTGGTGCTGTCCTGAGCATGGCGCCATCTACGCGCTGGAGTTGAGGGCAAAGCAGAAGGTGAAAGAGGCCGCTAAGCGCATCAGTGAAAAGAAAGAGGCAGAGAAGGCTGGGCGCAAACGCCGCAAGGAGAGGCTGGCAGAGCTACGGCCTGCCGGTTACTACAAAGCGCAGGCTCAGCAGGCATTCAACGCCTTCATCCGCGCGCGCGATGCCGATTTGCCATGCATCAGCTGCGGCGAGGCCAACCCTCCTGATCTGCATGGCGGCCAATGGGACTGCGGCCACTTCAAAACGGTCGGCGCTAATCCTGAGCTGCGATTTGAAGAGCGCAACGCCCATAAGCAGTGCAAATCGTGTAATGCCGGGGCTGGGAAGTACACCGCCAAGGAGGCCACTGTCGCGCAGCATTACGAAGCGGGCCTGGTCGCTCGTTACGGTCAGGAATACGTCGACTGGCTCAACGGCCCCCACGAAATGACCAACTACCGCCGGGAAGACTTCATCCGGATCCGCGATGAGTACCGCGCCAAGCTAAAAGCATTGAAACAGCGGGAGGCCGCATGAACCACGCCGATTTCCTGCGGTACCAGGCAGAAAGCGTTAAGCGCGCCAACCTGCCGCCAGTAGCAAAGCACAGCCAGACCAAAACCAACCAGCCACATAAGGAAGCCGCATGAACAGTCAGCAACTGGAATACGTACGTCAGCAGCTCATTGTGGCGACCGCAGACCTCAGCGGGGCGACGAAAGGGCAGCTGGTAGCTTTCGCTGAGAACGCGCAATTCACAGCGACGGCGCGCAGCCGGGGACGGAAAAAGGTATTCGACAAGGATAAGCAGCGCATGGTCAATCCGGATGGTCCGCCGATGAGCGGTAGCCAGTCCCGCGCAAAGGGCTCATCCATCGCGCTGGTGGGCCCGGTTGAGTTCGTGACCGCATCGTGGCGCCGCGCTGTGCTATCTCTGGAAGATCACCAGAAAGCATGGCTGCTGTGGAACTACAGCGAGAATATTCGCTTTGAGTACCAGGTGGCGATAACTCAGTGGGCGTGGGCAGAGTTCCGGGAGCAGCTCGGCGCGAAGAGGGTGGCCGGCAAGACGATGGAGCGTCTGAAAAAGCTTATCTGGCTGGCGGCGCAGGACGTCAAAGCGGAGCTGGCAGGGCGTGAGACGTACGAATATCAGGCGCTGGCGTCGCTGGTTGGCGTAACACCAAAGAACTGGTCAGAGACGTTTACGGACCGCTGGGTAGAGATGCGCCGCATCTTCCTGCGCCTGGACAGTGGAGCTTTGTTGCAGGTTACGCGATCACGTTCACAACAAAAGGCGACAAATTTAGATTTGAGAGGATATAAGTAATGGACCAAGAAACTCTTAAATCTATTCTTAAGTACGACGCCTTTTCTGGTTTGTTTTCATGGGCAGTGAAAAGGCAGAAGGTGGTTGTAGGAAGCGTTGCTGGAAGCAAAAATTCTCTTGGCTATGTGCAAATAAAAATTTCTGGGAAACTTTATCATGCTCATCGCCTTGCATGGCTCTACGTGTACGGATATATGCCAGAAAAAGAGATCGATCACATAAACAGAATAAGAGACGACAACAGGATTGCCAATCTTAGAGAAGCAACCAGCCAACTTAACTCTCTTAACACTGGTATCTATAAAAATAACACATCAGGTAGCAAGGGTATTTATTATAACAAAAGAGCAAAAAAGTGGCAGGCACAGATTCTCATCGATGGAAAACGGGAGTATTTAGGTCTCTATGATGATTTAAAAAGAGCCGATATAGCATTTAGACTTGCTAATCACTTCAGACTTGCAAAACTGGATTGAAACGCATATATTTCATGTAAATCTGATATCGTCGCCATAGCTTCGTAGGTCGACAAAGAATTAAGAGCCTCGCTAAATGCGGGGCTTTTTTGTTTCTGGGCCGGAAGCTCATTTGGTATGAGCGGTCCCCTCATAAGGGAAGGGTAGACAGGTTCGAATCCTTCACGGCCCACCAAATTTGCCTGTAGCTCAGAGGAAAGAGCAACCGCCTTCTAAGCGGTTGGTCGCTGGTTCGAATCCAGCCAGGCGAGCCATCAGCAAAACAAGTCGTCATCTCGGCGGCTTTATCTTGCATCAGGTGCATAACTGAATTCGCGAATACGTTATGCCGTCCGCTCCACGAAACGGAGTGCACAACAGGAAAGAGCATTGGCGTGAAGGGCTCATAACCCAATCCACGCAGCAGCATGGAGCGCCAACGAAATGCTCAGTGCTCTGTCCGTTGTGGTGTAACTCAATTCCCGCTTGCGGGTTGAATGGGTAGAGTAATGCATCAACCGGTTATCCGGCAGGGCAGGCATGATGCTAATGCTGAACCTGAGTATCGGTTCGAGTCCGATCGCCACACACAGAACCCACTACCTGGGACCCTTCGGCCAGAGAGCCGACATTGCCTTACCCTCATCTTCCCGGCCTGTCGCCGGGTTTTTTATTTCAGGCTCCGGGAACCATCATCGACATGCCTTCTTGTTAAATCGTCCCGAGGGCCTGAACCAACTACACACGGAATAAATATGTCTGAGACCTTCACTATCGTAGGCGTTGGTCTTACATCGTCATCAGTCGGTGTAACCTTTGCCACGCTGTTTCCGGAGGCGACTCCAGCAGTGATGCTCGGATCGCTTGCCGGAACTGCGCTATACGTTCTGACCTCAGATCCCCATCAACTCTGGAAGCAGGCTATCTTTGCGCTGATATCGTTTATCAGTGGCGTGTTCTTCTCCGTGCCCATGGCGAAAATCATGGCCGGAATCATCAACACGCCGTTAAGCCTGATGAAGCCACCGGCCAGCATTGAGGTATCGCCAGCTGTCGGTGCAATTGTCACTGCTTCCATTTCCGTGGCAGTCCTGCTGCGTATTCTCCGCAAATCCAAAAGCGGGAAGATGCCGGGGCTGGGGGAGGAAGATAAATGACATGGCAGCTTCTTCTGATGGATGCAAACGCCATAGTTTGCCTGTTAATCATGGTCAGGCTGATGTTTTTCCGGAAAGAGGGAAAGCGTCATCGCCTGAGTGTCGCGGTGCTGGCCTATCTGGTCATTCTTGCCGCCGGATTCAATGCCTTCAACATTCTGCTCGGCCACTACGTACAGGTTAACCTCGGCGACCTGCTGCTTAACTCCGTCATCTGCATGGCGGTGTGGCTGGCGCGCGGTAACCTGGCGAAGGTCGTTATAACGGAGTAGTCCATGCAAACGAGCGAAAAGGGGATAGCCCTGATAAAGCAATTCGAAGGCTGCAAACTCACCGCGTACCAGGACAGCGTCGGTGTATGGACGATCGGCTATGGCTGGACTCAGCCTGTCGACGGAAAACCAATCCGCGCCGGTATGACGATTAAGCAGGAAACAGCAGAGCGCCTTCTGAAGACCGGGCTGGTCAGCTACGAAAGTGACGTGTCCCGCCTGGTTAAAGTCGGCGTGACTCAGGGGCAATTCGACGCCCTGGTGTCGTTCACGTACAACCTCGGCGCCCGGTCACTGTCGACATCTACTCTCCTGCGAAAACTCAACGCCGGAGATTACGCTGGCGCTGCCGATGAGTTCCTGCGCTGGAATAAAGCTGGTGGCAAAGTCATAAACGGCCTGACCCGTCGGCGTGAGGCGGAGCGCGCTCTGTTCCTGCCGTGATTAGCGCACTGGTTAAGCGTTACTGGCTGCAACTGATTGTGGTGGCGTTAATCGGCGTGCTGGCGTTCTTCGTTAACCGCTACCGCGACAACGCCATCGCCTACAAAGACCAGCGCGATAAAGAAACGGTCAGGGCAGACAAATCAGAGGCGATCACCAACAACGTGATCACCACGATGAACATCATCCGTGACATCTCACAGGCTACCCAGAATGCAAAGAACGAACTGGCCAAAAAAGGCGAGGCGCGCATTGTCTACATCAGGCAGGCGCTTGAAGGCGATCCGTGCGCTAACCAGCTTGTTCCTTCTGCCGCTGCTGACAGCCTGCGGGAATACGCAGACAGTTTACGTTCCGGCCCCGGTGGTTCCGATAAGCACTGACCTGACCGCAGACACGCCGATCCCAGGAATGGTGGTTCCGTTCACATGGCAGGCAAGTCTGGAGTTGAACGCTCAGCTCTACACGGCGCTCGGGCAGTGCAATCTGGATAAAGCAGCAATCAGGAAAATCGAATCATCAAGAGCCTCGCAATAGCGGGGCTTTTTTATGCCCGCGCATCTCACGCGCACTTCACAACGAGAGCCTTTCAGTAAGCGAGCCTGAGAATAGCCGTTATAGGTGGCGACCTCTCTCGGGCGGCTTTTCTGTGAGACAGGCTCACTTTCTAAAAGGTAAAAACGCTATGAATCATCAATTGGCTAATCTCGATTTCCGGGACATGGTGGCTGTTTCTGGTGATCGCGTGATCACAACCTCCCGTAAGGTGGCAGCTTACTTCGACAAGCAGCATCACCACATCATTCAGAAAATCGAAAAGCTAGACTGTTCGAATGAATTTCTAACCAGCAACTTTTCGCGGGTTACCTATGAACACAAAGGTAATCAGTATGTTGAATATGAAATCTCCAAAGACGGCGCGATGTACATCATTATGTCGTTTACCGGCAAAAAAGCTGCCGCCATCAAAGAGGCGTTTATCAAAGCGTTTAATTGGATGCGCGACAGGCTGATGGAGCTGGCTCACTCATACCAAAGAGAGCACAACGAGTTAATGCTGGAGTTCATGAAGGAAAAGGATGTTGCCAGTATGTCAGGACGCTTGCTGAATCGCTGGGGCAGGATCAAAAAACCGCAACTCATAGCAAGAATCGAAAGGCTTGAGCAGCAGGCGCAAATATCGATCCCCGGACTGCCAAAGTGACCATTACAAAGCTCATCTACGGGTGGGCTTGATAATGGATATACCCTACAGCGGATAATCAACCAAATATCCCCATAAGCGGATAAAGAGGCTCTCAATGTCCGACATCTACCAAATCACGTTAACCACCCAAACAGGCGAAACCTTCACTGGCAAGATGTCACGACGTCAGCCTGAGCTGGTTAACGGCTTTGTGCCGCTGGCAACGGAGACGGGGCAATGGCTGTATTTCGCTCCTGCCGATGTAAAGCGCGTTGAGTTCACGCCAGTTCATACCGAGGAAGAAACCAATGGCGATGTGCAGACTGTCAGTTGAAATCAAAAGCAGGTGGTGGATTCCTGTCTACCTCAGGACGCTGACACTGCTCTGCTTGATGATGCGGTTCGAGCCTGATTACCAAAAGGTGGGTAACTTCATCGTTAAGTATGGCATTACCCAGAAGCTGAAGTATGAGCCTGTAAATAGATAACGGAGTAACCCATGGCTAACGATGACGAGCGCAGGCCTTATCCGCCAGTTAACTTCATCGCCTCCGAAAACTGGCAGCCATACACCCGGCTCATTCCCGCCAATGAAGTGCATGAGTGGGTAAGCCGCCAAATCCTCAGCGATACCGGCAGCATCCATAACCCTGACCACGAGCACTTGGTTGAGGCCGATCTCTGCTTCATGTGGGCGTCTGATTCATTCTCGAAGAAAGGGCGCTACGTTCTCGGCCAGGCCGAGCAGGTAATGCTCCGCGCCGGTGGTTGGCAGAAAGCCAGAATGGAACAGCAGATGCATGAATGGTTCGGGCGCATACCGAAGTTCATCATCACGCTGGCAGCCGATTACTGCTCACAATGCAGTGACCTTGAGTTCTGCGCACTGGTAGAGCATGAGCTTTACCACATCGCACAGGCCACCGATGATTTCGGAGCGCCTAAGTTCAACAAAGAGACCGGGCAGCCAGTGCTTACACTGCGCGGCCACGACGTCGAGGAATTCACTGGTGTCGTACGGCGATACGGTGCCAGCAAAGAAGTACAGGAGCTCGTTGATGCGGCCAATGCGCCTGCTGAAGTGGCTCACATCGATATAGCCAGGTCATGCGGGACGTGCATGTTGAAGCTGGCGTAACGCTTTATTCAGATTGTCATGGAGGTAGCCTGTGGCAGCATTATCGACAGAGGTTAAAGCCTTCATCGTTCAATCACTCGCCTGCTACGAGACCCCGGTAAAAGTCATTGAGCTTGTAAAGGCTGAATATGGCATTGATGTCTCACGGCAGCAGGTGTCGCAATATACGCCAGGCAACGCAATGGCGGCCAAGTTGAGCCAGAAGTGGATTGACCTGTTCAACGCCACCCGTATACGATTCCAGAATGAGATCGCTGACATCCCGATCGCAAATAAAGCGTACCGGTTGCGTGTCCTCGACCGAATGGCGACCAATGCTGAAAAGATGAAGAACTACGGCATGACCTCGCAGCTTATCGAGCAGGCCGCCAAAGAAATGGGCGATGCCTACACCAATCGCCAGAAAGTCGAGCACACAAGCCCTGATGGCAGCATGACTCCGCAGCCGACAATCATCCAGCTATTACCTGTTGAGCCGAAAACATGAGTAACGCCGTTCAACTGCCAATCCCCGCAAAGCTTGCGCCACTGTTCACCGCGGTGAATAAGCGTTATCGATGCTCGCACGGTGGACGTGGCAGCGCCAAGACCCGCACATTCGCGCTGATGACTGCCGTAAAGGCGTATCAGTCGATGATGAACGGTGAAAGCGGCGTGGTGCTCTGCGCGCGTGAGTTCATGAACTCGCTGGAAGAGTCGAGCATGCAGGAGGTGAAACAGGCGATCCTGTCTGTTCCATGGCTGGCTTCCAACTTTGATATCGGCGAGAAGTACATCCGCACCATCGACAAGAGCGTTAACTACGTCTTTTGCGGTCTGCGACATAATCTCGACAGCATCAAGTCGAAAGCGCGCATCCTGCTGTGCTGGGTCGACGAGGCTGAATCAGTCAGCGAAATAGCCTGGCAGAAGCTGAGCCCGACCGTTCGTGAGGAAGGTTCAGAGATTTGGGTGACATGGAACCCGGAGCGCGACGGCAGCGCCACGGATAAGAGGTTCCGTAAAGAAGCCGGCGACGACTGCATTACCGTTGAGATGAACTATACGGATAACCCGTGGTTCCCTGATGTGCTTGAGGGCGAGCGGCAGAACGATCAGCGCCGCCTAGACCCGGCAACATACGCGTGGGTGTGGGAAGGGGCCTATCTCGAAAACTCCGATAAGCAGGTCCTGGCCGGAAAATACCGGATCGCTGAGTTCTCGGACCAGTTATGGAAAGAGGCCGAACGTCTGTTCTTCGGAGCTGACTTCGGTTTCTCTAAAGACCCGAACACTCTGGTGCGTTCGTTCATCCTGCACAACCGGCTGTACATCGAATACGAGGCATACGGGCAGCAGACAGAGCTCGACCACATGCCAGAGCTATACGACACAATCCCCGGATCGCGTGACTGGCCCATCAAGGCCGACTCCGCTCGACCCGAGACGATTAGCTATCTCAAGCGGCAGGGATTCAACATCTCAGCTGCCGAGAAATGGCAGGGTAGCGTTGAGGACGGGATCGCGCACCTTCGCGGATTCGACGAAATCATTATCCATCCCCGCTGCAAGAACGTCGCGCGCGAGGCCCGCATGTGGTCATACAAAACGGACCGCATCACCGGTGAGGTGTTGCCGAAACTGGCAGACGGTTACGAACACTGCTGGGACGGGATTCGCTACAGCCTCGACGGCCATATCAAGCGTAAGGGGCAGATGGCCGGGATGATGATCCCAAAACGGCTACGATAATTTGTACGAATACCAAGCGAAGCCATAATTAAACTCCCGTCATCTGATTCGGAGGTTTTATGCATAGCTTTGAGCACTTGGTTGCAGAAATAAGAGAAGAGTTAAGACTTAGAGGGATTGAGCATTCATCGCTAATTTTTACTAAGCTTGCTCAGCAATACGCCCCTTACTACCAATCATTCGGACCTGAAAGAAAAGAGGCGTTACTGATAAAGCTTAAGGCGCTTGAGAGAAGCGTGGGGCTACAGAAACCATTTGATTGGGAATCAGCCCTCTCAACGAAAAAAGAATAGGTCGCTCAGGCGGCCTTTTTTATTGCCTGAAATCCACCAACGGACAAACCATGACTGACAAATTAACTCTCGCCGTCAACCATGCGTTGAACGATGCGCGGATGGCGCGCGCCCGTATGGGGCTTATGGCGCCAACAATGGGGCTGGATAATAAGCGCCATTCCGCATGGTGCGAGTATGGCTTCCCTGAGCAGGTAACCTACGAAAACCTCTATGCCCTGTACCGGCGCGGTGGCATAGCACACGGCGCAGTAGAGAAGCTGGTGGGCAAGTGCTGGCAGACTAACCCGGAAATCATCGAGGGTGATGACGCCGACGAGAGCGAAGACGAAACCACTTGGGAGAAAAAGTCCAAGCAGGTATTCAACAATCGGTTCTGGCGCTCATTTGCTGAGGCGGATCGCCGTCGTCTGGTGGGTCGTTATGCAGGCATCCTTCTGCACGTCCGCGATGAAAAAGACTGGAACCTTCCGGTTACCAAAGGGCGAGGCCTTCAGAAAATATCTGTGGCATGGGCAGGTTCGCTCACGGTAAGCGAGTGGGATACCGGACTGAACTCGAAGACTTACGGTCAGCCGAAAATGTGGCAGTACGCCGAACGCTTGCCGAATGGTTCAAGTCGCCGCGTCAATATCCACCCCGATCGCGTTTTCATCCTTGGTGATTACTCAGACGATGCTATTGGCTTCCTTGAGCCAGCTTATAACGCCTTTGTGAGCCTGGAGAAGGTAGAGGGCGGGTCTGGTGAGTCATTCCTGAAGAACGCCGCTCGCCAGTTAGCACTTAGTTTCGACAAGGAAATCGACTTTGGCAGCATTGCATCTATGTACGGCGTTAAAGTAGATGAGTTGCAGGATAAATTTAATGACGCTGCACGCGAGATGAATCGCGGAAATGATGTGCTGCTTTCTCTCCAGGGGGCCAGCGTAACCTCCCTCGTTTCTCCGGTTTCTGATCCGTCTCCAACCTATAACGTAAACCTGCAAACAGCCGCCGCAGGAGTTGATATCCCGACGCGTATTCTGGTTGGTAATCAGCAGGCCGAGCGCTCCAGCACCGAAGACCAGAAATACTTTAATGCTCGTTGTCAGTCGCGCCGCGTAGACCTCTCTTTCGAAATAGAGGACTTCTGCGACAAGCTTATCGATCTGCAAATCGTAGACTCAGTCAGCCAGAAGGCTGTTATCTGGGATGACCTTAACGAACAGACCGGTACTGAGAAGCTCACTAATGCCAAGACCATGGGCGAGATTAACCAGACCATGCAAGGTAGCGGCGATGAGCCAGCGTTCACCCGTAAAGAGATCCGTACGGCTGCGGGCTATGACAATGATGACGAAGAGCCTTTAGGAGAAGAGGATGGCGACGAAGAAGACGAAGCCACCGATTCTGCCGCGTAACTACCAGGATCCGACCGGAGCCGATGCGCTGGAACGCCGAGCAATGAAAGACTTCGCCAGGCGGATGAATAAGATTGGCAAAGCGTACAAATCAGCACTCGACAAAATACCTTCCTCCCTTGCAGTAAACGCCAGATACGAATACCAGCTAAACCCAACGCTACTCTCCATCATCCTGAACGATGCCAGTTACCTGGTTGATCAGGTGCTGCTTGAAGGTGGCGATTACGACCTGTGGTTTTACGAGTACATCGATCTGGCGTCGGAGAAAGGGACCGGGCAGTCGTTCTACAACCTCAGCCAGCAATCCCCGGTGTACGCCGCCGGGCGTGAGTCGCTGACGTCCATCCTCGCAAGCGACCCGTACCAGCAACGCATGGCGCTGGTGCATGCCCGTGTGTTTGAGGAAATGAAGGGGCTGACAGCTGACGTTAAGCGCGACATGGCGCGCGTGCTGACTGATGGTGTGGGGCGCGGGCTCAATCCGCTGGACATTGCCCGCAACCTGACAGACCAGACCGGTATCGAGAAGCGCCGGGCGAACCGGATAGCACGCACTGAAGTGACGACCGCGCTGCGCCGGGCTAAGTGGGATGAAGACCAGGAGGCGAATGACCTTTATGGCCTAAAAACGCTTCTGGTTCACATCTCCGCGCTGTCTCCAACAACCCGACACACCCATGCAGTGCGCCACGCGCACCTCTACACCAACGAAGAGGTACGTGACTGGTACAGCAAGGATGGCAACTCCATCAACTGCAAATGCAGCCAGCAGTCAGTTCTGGTCGATGACGACGGCAAACCTCAGTTCCCGGACACCATTACCAAACTCAAACAGGAATATAAATCGATGCAGGCGCGCGGTTACGCCTGGGCGGAGAAATAACTATGCCTATGCAGGTCAACATCACCACGAAGGTGAACAGTCAGTCTATCCGGCGCGAAACATACAACGGGCGTGAGCACCTGGTGCTGCCGAGCTACACGCTGCCAGCGAACGTCGTCATGAATGGCGGATTGTACACGCAAGAGCAAATCGACGCCCACTATAAGGGGCTGGAGGGCACCCTGGCACCGCTTGGGCACCCTCAAGTTAACGGTCAGTTCGTGTCTGCTTTCTCCCCAGAAGGGATTAACGCAGGCCATATAGGTGCGTGGAACCGCAACGTTAAGAAGTCCGGTAATCGCATCTATCTCGAAAAGTGGGTTGATGTGGCCCGTGCCAGCGAGTCGGAAGGTGGAAGGGAGCTTCTTGAGCGTGTCGCTGCCATTGAGCGCGGTGAAGACGTTCCGCCGATTCATACCAGTGTTGCCGCATTCCTAGACCAGCTTGAACCGAACGAGCAGGAGCGCTCAACAGGTGCGGAATGGGTTGCCGACATCCATCGCATGGACCACGACGCAATCCTGCTGCATGAGGTCGGAGCCGCCACCCCTGAGCAGGGCGTTGGCCTGATGGTCAATGCCGATCTGGCTCAACCGCTCAAGGCGAACTCTGGCGCGCTGGTTGGCGAATCCTACCGGGAGCGTGAACAGCGTCTCGATCGCGCAGCCAAAGCGAAGTTTGCGGCGGGCGCGGATGAATACGCATGGGTTGCTGATTTCACTGACTCGCAAGCTGTAATCATCCGCAACGGCGGCAGCGCTGAGGTGTTTGGCTACAAGTCTGAGGGCGGCGTAATCACCTTCGAAGATACCGGCACCGCAGTAGCGCGCCAGGAGTCGTGGGTCGCAGTCGTCGCTAACAAATTCAAAGCTCTATTCACACCGCAGGAGCAGCCTGCACCAAACCACAAAACGGAGGGCGACATGCCTTTAACCAAAGAAGAACTGGAACAAATCGGCAGCATGATCGGCCAGGCTGTTGCGACCAATACTGAAGCGGCTATTAAGCCTCTCGCGGAAAAGGTTGATGCGCTACAGGCCAACCAGAAGCAACTCGCTGACACCCTGACCGCCAACTCACGCGCTGAAGAGAAAGCCAAACGTGATGCGGTTGCCAAGGTCCATGGCGACATCGTGGCCAACGCGCTTTCTGGTGATGCGCTGGACGCAATGTTCAAGTCGCTGGGCGAAGCTGCTCCGCTGGGCGCCAACAATGCTCAACAGCACAAAGAAACCGGCGCACCTGCCGCAGACGAACACTTCAAGTAAGGAGCCGGAATAATGCCACGTTATCGTCGCGTTAATATCGACGGTCAGTCTCTGTACAAGACCGAAACTCGCACTACGGCCGCAGCGCTACTTCCGGGTACCGCCGCAACCATCAACTCATCCGATGAATTCGCTCAGGCCACTGCGCTAACCGGGCGCCTGTACATCATCGATGTCGGTTACCACCAGGGCCTGACAATCACCGAAGAAATCCCTGCCGGGGATTCGGCAGTAGGTAACTACGTCGAAGAAGGTCGTGAGCTGGCGCTGCGTTGCCTGCCTGGAGCGTATAAAAAAGACAGCCCGATCAAGCTGGGCACTGCCGGTCAGTTTACCCTGGCAACCGATGACACTGATTCAGTGATCGGATACAGCCAAGATGAATACACCATCGCGGCCAGCACCACCGACTTCATCCGCGTGCGCATGCGCGTTGGCACTGCCGCCGCTGCTGGCGCGTAACAAAAGGACAAAAACATATGTACTTCTCAAAAGAGACGCTGGCGACTAACTCCCGCCTTGGCGGGCACTGGAATGAGCTGTGGGCAAACCGCGACATGTGGAACCTACAGAACGATTCCATCATTGCGGCTAACCGCGCAATCATGACGGCTGACATGCTGGCCTGTAACGCCGTTGGCGGTTTCTCCCGTGACTTCTGGGCTGAGATTGATAACCAGGTGCTGCAACTGCGGGATCAGGAAGTTGGCATGGAAATCGTGAACGACCTGATCGGCGTTCAGACGGTGCTGCCGGTCGGTAAAACCGCCAAGCTGTATAACGTGGTAGGCGATATCGCTGATGACGTGTCAGTAAGCATCGATGGCCAGGCGCCGTTCTCCTTCGACCACACTGACTACGCGAGCGACGGTGACCCGATTCCGGTATTCACTGCTGGTTACGGTGTTAACTGGCGTCATGCTGCTGGCCTTAACTCTGTAGGCATTGATCTGGTGCTGGACTCGCAGATGGCTAAGATGCGCAAGTTCAACCAGAAGCGCGTTAACTACTACCTCAACGGCGATTCAAAAATTCAGGTTCAGTCCTATCCTGCGCAGGGCATCAAGAACCACCGCAACACCAAGAAGATTAACCTCGGATCTGGTGCTGGTGGCGCGAACATCGACCTGACCACCGCTGACATGACTGCGATCTTCGCATTCTTCGGTAAAGGGGCATTCGGTACAACCGCGCGCACGAACAAAGTCGCCGCATACGATGTGATGTGGGTTTCCCCGGAAATCTGGGCAAACCTGGCGCAGCCGTATGTGGTGAATGGCGTTGTAAGCGGCACTGTATTGCAGGCGGTTCTGCCGTTCGCGCCAGTGAAAGAAATCCGCATGAGCTTCGCGCTGACCGGTAACGAGTTTATCGCGTACGTTCGTCGCCGTGACGTGATCTCTCCACTGGTGGGTATGGCCGTAGGTGTTGTTCCGCTGCCGCGCCCACTGCCTAACGTTAACTACAACTTCCAGATCATGTCTGCTGAAGGTCTGCAAATTACCGCAGACGATCAGGGCCTGTCTGGCGTTGTCTACGGCGCTAACCTGGCGTAAGGAAACAGCATGGCTAAATACGAAGTTGTGCGCCCATGGTTCGGCGTGAAGGTTGGCGACGTGGTGGATTTGAAAGAGCTTCACCCGGCGCTGAAGTCTAACGTTCGGCTGATGAAAGGCGAGGCTGGTGGCGAGCTGAAACCTGCGACACCTGATGCCGGTAACGGTGAGAAATCTCGCAAAGAGATTATTCAGGAGCGTCTTACTGAGCTGGGTATTGAGTTCAAAGGCACCCTGGGCGCTGAAAAGCTCAGTGAGCTGTTGCCGGATGGCGAACTCGAAAAGCTTTTCCCTGCTGAATAACAGCCGCCGCTAAGGCGGTTTTTTTATGCCCCGCTCCGGCGGGGTATTTCACGGAGTCGATAATGGTAACTCTCGAACAGGCGAAGGAGTATCTGGAGAGCCAGGGAATTACCATTCCCGATTTTGTTCTTCAGGCTCTCGTCGACCAGGCCAACAGTATTCAGGAGTGTCTCGATGCGCATTATCCGGCATCGACCGCGTTGCTGATTCAGCTCTATCTGCTGGCGCTTATGGGGCTCGGGCAGGGGGATAAATACATCTCCAGCCAGACGGCTCCAAGCGGGGCGTCGCGCTCTTTCCGGTACCAGTCGTTCACCGACCGCTGGAAAGCATCAGTGAACCTGCTGCGCGGGCTGGATAAGTACGGCTGCGCCACTGCCCTTATTCCTGCTGACCCTACCGCCGCCCCGGCATTCGCTGGTATCTGGATCGGGAAGGGCGGCTGCATGTGCGGGGATAAGTGATGACGTACAAATCAGTTAAGCACGGGCTACCGCGTTCCTTCACTCGCGTATGGGTGATTACCGACACAGGGCGGGAGACTACCGGCTACGTGAAATCGGACGGCGAGTGGCATATCAACTGTGAGCGCATCCGGGCTACTGGTGCGAAGGTGCTGCGCTGGAAGGAGGGCTGATGTCATCGGTAGCGAACTGGAGCTATACCGCCACGGCAACCATATGGCGCAAGATGGACGGCAATGACGAATACGGCGATCCGCTTGGCTATTCCGAGCCTGAGCAAATCCTCTGCGATTACGAGGGCGGACTCAGCAAGAAGCTAGCCAGCCTGGGCGCTGAAATCGTCGTGAAGAATACCGTCTGGACTGAGTTCGCGCTGGCGGCTGCGGGTGATTATCTGCTGATTGGCGCGTCAACCGAGCCCGACCCGGTTGTCGCCGGTGCCGATGAGGTGCGCCAGGTTATCCGCTATGCCGATACGTTCGAGCGCCTGGCGGATGATTATGCGATACTGACTGGCGTTTAAACATTGGTTGAGGCAATCATGAAAATACGATGGGTTAACGTCTACTATCCATACGGTGAGTGGAAAGACGAGTCAGGGGAAGTTGTTGCGGTTCCTGATGGTTTCCGAGCGACATTCAATGATAAAAATCTCATCGTCATCATGAGGAATTCAACCTCGCCTGGTGGTCATGGGGAGCCATCCATGACTGCCAAGAGACCTGAATTCATTGATGAAGATAACCTCGAGTTTTTGAAGGTCGATGGTGAGTTCATCGCATTAAAATAAGCATTCATCATTCAGACAAGGTCGCCACGGCGGCCTTTTTTATTGCCTGGAGAAAGCCATGGGCATCAAAGTTAAGGGTATTAGCCAGGCGAAGAAAAACCTTAATGCTCTGGTTGGTGATATTCAGGGGAGAAAGGTCGTCAGGGCGATGCAATCAGCTTTGATTATCGGCGGATCTCAGGCTGCGCTCTATACCCCGATCGATACATCAACCCTCATAAATAGCCAGTTCCGCGAGATCACTGTAAATGGCAATCGCGTGACGGGCCGGGTGGGTTATTCAGCTAACTATGCTGCATATGTCCATGACCCAAGAGTACCTCAGAACTTCCGCCGGGCGACTGCCAGGAAGGAGTTTTTAACCAAAGGGTTTGATGATACCCGCAGGCAAATCGACGCGGTAATTAAGAAGGAACTATCACTTTGACCACTCCGATGTATAAGCGTGTTCGCAACGTGCTCGTTGATGCTGGGCTTACTACTGGCTACATCATCCAGTCTTTGTCTTGGGTAGATTCTGGAAAACTAACCGATCGGTTCATTGTCTTCCGCCCAAATGGCGGCACGGCGATAGACCGGGATATGGCAGCAGATTATTACGTTCTAGTTGACGTTATTGCAGGAACGGCTAAGGGCGATAAGGCCAAAGCCGAGGCCGATGTTGAAGCCATTATCGAATATGTGAAAGCCAATCCGATGACAAATCGCTTCCTGGGGCAAATCTCAAATATGGGCGGCATACCATCACCTGTAATGACTACCGAAGGGCGTATGGTGTGGCGCCTGCAATTTGCCTGTCTCTTCGGCGGATAGCTAAAAATCAACATCACACAAGGTCGCTTGAGCGGCCTTCTTTATTATCAGAAATGAGGTAAGCAACGATGCAAGGCTGCTCCAATAACGAACAACTAATTGGTCGCGCGAAGACGCTGGAACTGGCGTACGGATGCGCTGACATGGTGCCGGAGGAAGGTGACTGGAAGTTAATGGGTCTTCCAACTTCGGCTACGTGGGATTTAAGTCCTGAGGCGCTGACGTCTGATGCGGATAATGGCGGATTCAGTTCAAACCTGATCTCCAGCCTCGATCCAACCTATTCGATTGAAGGTGAGGTGCGTGTTAAGGACCGCACCGACGAATTCGGCGTTCAGCAGTTCGTGAAGTATATCGTTGATGAGGTACGCGCCCGCCGTCAGCCTGGCGTGTGGATGCGTTTCCATTGGGGCGATTATTATCACATCGGCTACATGGTTCCGTCTGGTGCCAGTGATGGTGGCGGCGTAAAGGAAATTGTCACCTACAGCTTTGAGTTCAAGCTGGCAGATGGTTCTACTTTCCAGATCACCGAAGCTGATGGCGATATCGCGGTAACAGGCGTGACGGTTACACCAACCAGCAGTTCTATTGCGGCTGGTTCAAGTACAACATTCACCGTGAACATTTCCCCAGAAGATGCTGACAATAAAGTATTTACTGTCACTTCATCCGTGCCAGCTCGCGCTACGGTGGCTTTCTCAGGCAGTACCGTAACTGTATCTGCCCCATCGGGGGCTACGGCGGGAACCGCAGTGATTACTGTCACCACTGATGATGGTGCATTCACGGCAACCCACACCGTAACTGTCACTGTGTAAGCAAAACAAAGGGTAGATCGCTGCCCTTGATTTTGCTTATGGGGGGATAGATGACACCAGTTAAAGAGTTTGGAGAATGCCTTATTAGTGTCGGGGATAAGGACTACTTTTTCCGCCCGTCATTTCTCGCGATATCAAGTATCGGCGATCCGGTAGAAATCGTTCAGACGTTTTACGATCTTTATAATGATGAGGCCGCTAAGCTCATCAAGAAGGCTGCCGAATCCTACATTCATTCAGAATATGATAGCCTGCCTGAATATGTAATTCACTACATCAAGAGCGGCATACTAAGCCGTAAGGCGATCATGGCTGCGCATGCGGTTTTGTCTGCATGCTGTGAGGATGATGTAGGGGATCTTATCGGCTGGATGAAGCCAAGTAAAAGCCGGAAGCGCGGATTTATGTGGCGGCAGGGTATTATGTCGCCTCAGGAAATGGTCATTATCGCTCAAAGCTTGATGATGCACGGCGTTATCGGGAAGGGAAACTTACGTAAGCTACAGCGCCACGAATCGAACGAGCCTACCAATGAATTCAGGGTGTCGGATTACATTATTGCTGCGAGAAATCACTTTAACATCAGTAAAGAAGAGGCCGCGCAGTTGACTATGACAGAGTTCCAGATGATGTTGGTTGCTAAATACCCTGAACAGAAGGGGTATACGCGGGATGAGTACGATAGCGCGGCAGATGACTACTTTGCGCGACGTAAGCGCAGGCTGGCAAGGGAGAATCAGAAGTAACCGATCTTCGGTCTACCAGCTTTTGAAGTCAATAAATCAACCTTTTGCGTTGCAACTGTGCTATTCCTGGTTAGGATGTTTCCACTTTTACCAATGGGGAATAGAAAGATGCGTACATTAATTTTATTGGGAACGCTGCTCGCTGCACCTTGTGTTATGGCGGCTACTGATGCAGAAATTGTCAATGCTGTGAAACAAAGAGCAGAAAGCGGTTTCTTTCCAAAAGACGTAAAAGTCGTTTCATTAAAGGAAGTTAATTTCTTCCCTGACGACAGAGACACAGTGTACGCCAGATTTGGAAACGTATGCGGCAAGGCTGAAGTGACCAAAGGTGATAATAAAGCCTCATTGGTATTTATTGCCCCTGTGGTTGAAAAGGCAAGCCAGATTTCTATAGACGATCCGACAATTTACGATCTCACAAAGCAAGGTGAGATTGCAGAAAAAGACATTCCAAATAGATGTAAGTAATAAACACTTGAACATTAAAACCCGCTCCGGCGGGTTTTTTTATGCCCGGAGAAAAGCATGGCCAACAGTGAACAGGTAGGCAATATCGTCTATCAGGTGCAGATGGATGTTGCGAATCTGATTGAGGCCCAGCGCAAAGTAAATGAGCGCCTTGAGAAGATGAGTGGCGGAGCGTCAAAAGCGGCCAGTAAGTTTGACCAACTCCAGACCAGCATAAACAAAGTTGCCGGGGCCATAGCTGCATCGATAGTTGTTGACTGGGGGCGTGCATTCCTCGTTGCTGCTGACAACATGAGCCAGCTCAACGCTCGTATAGAGAGACTTACTGGTAGTGCAGCTACAGCCTCGCAGACTATGCAGAGTCTGATGCGCATCAGTTCGGCAACGGGTGGTTCGCTACAGGATACAGCAAAGCTGTGGGAGACTCTCAGCACGGCGTTGCGCGATACTGGAGCGACCAACGGCCAGATCATCCAGCTTACCGAAACACTTCAGAAAATCGGGCGCATCGGCGGATCATCCACCGAGGAAATGGCTAATGCTCTTCGTCAGTTCGGCCAGTCAATTTCCTCCGGCACTGTCCGGGCTGAGGAGTTCAACTCCATCCTTGAGCAAATGCCTGAACTGGCGCGGCAGATCGCCGCCGGGATGGGCGTAAGTATCGGCGAACTGCGTCAACTGATGTTGGACGGGAAGCTGACAGCAGAAGATGCGCTTAATGCCATCCAGAAACAAACCGGCTCAGTAAATGCAGAGTTCGAAAAACTTCCTCGCACTCTGGCTCAAGCCAATACCGCGCTGACAAACTCATTCCTGTCGATGATTGACTCTGTTAACCAGGCAACAGGCGCAAGCACAGGACTGGTTGCGGTTATCGACTCGATGACGGCCGCTCTCGACAGGCTGGTGGGTAAGGCAATCTCAGCGGATGCGCAGATTTCAGAACTGAACAGCACAGCAGAGATGTTTACCCGCCGGGCGCGAACCTGGTCATGGCTTGGGCTTGATGGCTGGGAGGCACAAAACAAAGCGCTGGCCGGGCTGAGTAATAAAGCCGCCATGCTGGTTGGCGACCTGGCCGCTGTTTCCAAAGCATCGCAGACCGCGGCTAACACAAAGCCGATCGAGATAAAGGCTGTTGCTGGTACAGGCAAAAAGAAAAAAACTCAGGCCGAAAAGGAAGCAGAAAAATATGCTAAGGCGCAGCAGACCGTTAACGAAAAGCTGGAAGAGCTTAGACAGAAGGCGCAACTTTCCGCAGGAAGCTTGGGTGAATTGTCTCGTGCGCAAGCTGTTCTGAATGCTCAGCAGTCACTCGGTAGCGCTGCAACTCAAGCACAGATTAAAGAGGCTGGAGAATACGCCGCCAAAGCATGGGATGCAGCAGCGGCAGCCAGAGGGGTAACTGAAGCACTTAAGGCAATGCCTTTGCAGGCGGAGAATAAATCCTACGCCGAATCCATGCAAAATCTGAAGGCCGCACTGAACGCTGGGAAAATAGATCTCAAAGAGTATAACGCTGCCACGGAGAAAATGGCGCTCGAGCACCAGAATAACCTCGCCAAGATTAACGCCCAGGCCACAGTCAATCCGGTAGCTTCTGCCCGAGCCGAAGTTGACCCGGTACAGCAACTGGTGAACGAAAATAACCAGAAGTTAGCCCTGATGCAGCAATATCAGCAGCAGGAACAGGCGATACTCCAGCAAAGTTACCAAAAAGGGAAAATAAATTACGATCAGTTCGTTGCTGCAAAGGCATCTACCGATGCCCAGTACCTTGCCTTAAAGACTGCGCAGGAAAACCAGTTCAATGAGCAGATGACAGCCGCTCAGTGGCAATTGCTCAGTCAACAAGGTCTTGGTTATGAAATGCTGACAAGCGCGGTGGATGCGTTTTCAGGTAATGCATCTAATGCGTTAACCGGGCTGATCACCGGAACGATGTCAGCGCAGGATGCTATGCGTTCGCTCGGGAATACGATGCTGAACAGCGTGGTCAATGCGCTAGTCCAGGTTGGAGTTGAGGCTCTCAAAAACTTCATTATCGGTCAGACATTGGGCGCAGCTTCTACCGCTGCTTCTGTCGGTATGGCTACCACGACGGCGGCCGCATGGGCTCCAGCCGCAGCGCTGGCCAGCCTGGCATCCTTTGGCGCAAACTCAGCGCCTGCGATGGCTGGTATTGCATCTACCGTTGGGCTTGCTCAAGGGCTGGCTTTGGCTGGGGCCAGATACAATGGCGGACCTGTGTCAGCGGGAAGCATGTATCAGGTCGGTGAGCGAGGGAAGCCGGAGATTTACCAGGCCAGTACCGGTAAGCAATACATGATACCCGGTGACAACGGTCGGGTGATCAGCAATAAGGATATGCAGAGCGGAAGTGGTGTAATAATCAACAATATCGTGCAGAATTACACCTCTGCTACCGTTGATTCTCAGGGTACAGTGAATTCAGATGGTAGTATTACCCTCACTACGATTATCGCGGATTTGAACAATGGTGGCCCGATAAGTCAGGGTATAACCAGTAATTTCAACGTGAAAAGAACCCCGAACGGTCAGGGATAAGGAGATTTACGTGGTTATTGAGCCTGGCGAAATGCAGTCAATACCAACCGAGATAGGTAAGCCACATAAGATATGCCCGAACAGGGCGGTCGAGTTTGTCTTTACTCTAAATGATGGATCAAAAATTAAGGGCATAACGCCTGCTGGGGAAGAGCTGGAATTTACCAATAATGGCGATATCGTTGACATAAAAATCAATATTTACGAGGCACCATCCGGGCCCCGGCTTGTTGATTAATCAAACCCGCTTCGGCGGGTTTTTTAATGCCTGGAGTTTAGATGCCAATTATCGACTATCCCGACTGGCTGCCGCTGGCGCAGAAGGCCAGCAAAAACATGACGCTCGATACCGGGTTCCAGGCCGATCAGCCAGCGGTCGGCCCGGCTATTTTCGAGAATCAAACCGACGACCTGAAAGTGACCTGGTCACTGACGTGGATCTTCACTCTGGCTGAGGAAAGAGCATTCCAGCAGTGGCTACGCAGCCCAAACTATCTCAACCGGGGCCTGAACTGGTTCCGGATGAATATCAATCTTGGCGGCAGTGGCCTGCAATTGCAGGAGCTTCACTTCACGCAGATGCCAGTGCAAACAAGTATCGACGGCGGAGTGGTGACCTGGACGGGAACGGTTATCGCCAACCATCTGTACAACGCTGACGACGAGTTTGACGACATCATTGTTGAACTTCCGCCGCCGTGGGATTCGTGGCTGGATATCGTTGTCACGGGTTATCCGGACGGGCGCGATCCGGAATCTTTACCGAGAGTGCCGTGATGCCTACCTTCAGAGCTTATAAGCAGCAGCGCCCGACGCGCGGACTGTACGACACCATCACGTTCTACCATCCATCCTTTGGTTATGTCCGCCTGGTCGATAAGCAGTTCTTTCCTAAGACGCTCGGCGGCCAGACGTTCACGCCAGCGCGTTTTGAAATCGAAGAAAGCCAGCAGAGTGGCACGCCGGTGATCGACGCGACGGTGAAGCTTGGGCGGCTGTCTTCGGATATCAAAGCGCTGATGAAACAGTGGAAGGGTGCGGCCAGGCTGACTGCCATCACGGCCACGCGGCAGATATTCGACAGCGGCGATATGTCGGTGCCGATTAAATCGTGGCAGCTTTACGTCAAGACGGTGGATATCGATGCTGATGCCGCATCGGTCACGCTCTCCGTCACCAACCCTCTGAATAACAATATTGGTCGCCTTTATGATCCAGTCGAGTACACGGGACTTCAGTACCTCTGATTTTATCAGCAGGATGATCGGCGTGCCGTGGGCTAACCGGGCCTGCTCGTTCGAGAAAGTCGACTGCTGGGGCTTGTGCGTGTTGTATTACCGCCATGTCCTCGGCATTGAGTTGCATCAGACGCCGGATTACGAAGCCGGGGCTGACTTCTTCACCTGCTATCAGGGCGACGTCGTCTTCTGGCGCCAGGTCGATAAACCGATCGAAGGCGGGATATTCGTCGGGTACCGCGGCACGCAACCGGCACACGTTGGCCTGGTACTGAACCGGCAGGCGCTGCACTCGCGTGGAGAGAACGGAAGCGTGCGCATGGACTCGTTGCTGGTCATTCAGCGGGCATTCACCAAAGTGGAGTTTTTCGAATATGGCGCTGGTTGAGATATCGAATTTTCCAGGAACGCCTAAGCTGCGTTGCAGGGTGCCAAACGGCACCCTTTTTTATGACTGGCTGGCGGCCAATGACGCTACTTTCCACCGCGACCTGCTGATCGTCCGCAACGGCGTAAAGCTGGGTGACGATGATGAGCTGGCGTTTGAGTTGAGCGAGCTGGACCATATCCAGATATTCGACCAGCCAAAGGGCATTGTCGGCGACATCCTGAGCCCGATATTCAAAGTAGTTGGCCAGGTGTTTTCGTTCCTGGCGCCGAAGCCCGCTATAGCAAACAACGGCGGTAATACCGTCGACTCGCCCAACAATAGCCTGACCGGTCAGACAAATACCGCTCGCGTTTACAAGGCAAAGCCGGACATTTACGGGCAGATTCGTTCGTTCCCGGATCTGATTCAGGAGTCGGTATTCGAATACGTACACCAGACTTCCACAGACGGCGGCCTGAAGTACGTTACAGAGTGGATGTGCATCGGAATCGGTAAATACGATTATGAGTCCGTGCGCTACTCAGAATCCAGCCTGGGCTCTCTGGCCGGTGCCGAATTCCAGTTCTTCCAGCCTGGCGAAGTAATCCCGCAGATCGTTGAGGGGTACGGATTCGATGACGTTGACGGTCAGGAAGTTCCCGGTCAGAACGAAGCCAGCGACTTCCCGATCGAAACAGCAACGGCAAACACGGTGGTCAGCGGAACGTATTCCGGCGGCCAGATAGCGATGAAAATCGTTAAGCAAGCTGAGTTCGACTATTTCATGGGGCTGGTTCTGCCGCACGCTGTAACCTTCACCATCAACGTGACGTACAGCACGGCCTCCGGAACCGTTACTACCGATGCTACATTCTCCGGCACGCTGATCTCCGCCGTTGAAACAAACGACGGCGCGGTTGTTAACCCGGTGCGCTGGTACACGTTTACGATGAACCAGCTGGAGGGGCCGCAGGACATCCCGGCGAATGCCACGATCAACACCACGAAATTCATCCTTAACGATAACGAGGCGCTGGTGGTTGGGCCGTTCTTTTCCCCGGTCGAGTCAACTCAGTTGTGGCTGCATACTCAGTCCAGCCTCGGCGGGAAGAAAGAGACCAACTGGAAGGTGGTTATCTGGAAGATCGACGACGAGTACAACCAAGTCCCTGGTACGCAGCAGACGTTTACATACAGGCAGACGACGCCGCATCAGTCGACGAGTGAGGTGTTTTATCGCACTGACAAGATCACTCCGACCGGCGGCTTCGGGAAGTACGCGGTCAGCTTCCAGCGCACGGACAACTCTGGCGACGCGTCACTTCTGAAGGTCGAAGAGATCCACAGCATTAACATCCGTACGAATGTCGTCCACCCGACCGACACGCTGGTGCGCGTAAAAGTCAGGGCGACGGAGAATGCCCTGGGCAGCCGTGAGCGCAAATATAACGCCCTGGTGACGCGTCATACCATCACGTACGACCTCAATACGCAGACGGTGGATTACACGCTGCGGCCGTCGCGCTCGTTCGCTGATGCGGTGGCGCATACCTGGTTGATTATGGGTAAACAGCCGGTAAGCAGCATTGACCTGTACGGTCTTTACTCTATTGCTGAGAGCCTGCCTGATGAGCGACTGGGTTACTTCGACTACACGTTCGACGACGAGAATGACTCGCTGGGCGACCGCGTGCAGGCGATCTGTAATGCTGCGTCGGTGGTGGCGTACTGGGACGACGGCGTGCTGACGTTTACCCGTGATCAGAAGGTTGACTACCCGGCTGCCGTATTCAACCGGGCCAACATGAAGACGGACGAGTACAAAATGACGTACGAGGCCACGCTTCCTGGCGGCTACGACGGCGTACAGGTGTCCTACGTCCACCCGACCACGAACAATAAGACGTACATCAACTACCGCGTGCTGAATGGTGTAATCGTCGAACAGGAAGCTGAGAACCCGAACAAGCTTGAGATAGTGGGCTTCCGTAACGAGTATCAGGCACGTGAACGCGCGCTGCGCGAAACCAAGCGCCTGATCTACTCCCGGGTGAAGATGAACGCCAAAGTGTTCGAAGACGGCATTATCCAGGTTGGCAGCGTTATTCAGATGCCAGACATCTACGACAGCAACCAGCAACAGGGTTACATCACCGGCCGCGCCGGAAATAACTTTGATACCAGTGAGCCGATCACCTTCACCGGTTCGATGTATGTGCTGGTGACCGACAGTCTTGGCAATCCGACTCTGCGTTATCCAGCCACCGCCCGTAGCGATACGAAGTACGGCTTCACCGCGGCAATACCAGACATTCAGCTCAATATATGGAACGGAGACACTGTGCAGCTCCCGTCTCGCTATCTCATAGCGACGGTGGAGGAACTGGACAGTCAGCTATGGACGGTTAACAGCATCAAACCGAACACAGACAACACTGTTTCACTAACAGTCGCAGAATACAGCGACGCCATCTACGAATAAGCCCCATCCCAACAAACAACACCCGGCCACCGCACCGGGTTTTTTTATGGAATAAATATGGCCACGCAACCAACTCAAGACGCAGTACCAAGTGAATCTCCTCGTGACCTTAAATTCAACGCAGGGAAAATTGACGAGTTCGTCACATCGATGGGGTGGACTTACACCGATCGATTTGGTCAGAAGCACTACACCATTGAGGGCATCAACTATCTTTCCCAGCAGGCAATGGCCGCCTATGGTTACGTTATCCTTACCGGGAAAACATTCACCACCGGCGCGACTATCAACAATCCTAATGAGGTGCTGCTGAACACCACCGACGGCGAATATTACAAATGGACTGGTTCGTTTGCATCCGGCCCGAAAGTTGTTCCGGCCAACTCAACCCCAGCCAGCACTGGTGGCATTGCGCCTGGGGCGTGGATTGGGGTAGGGGATGCTTCTCTGCGTGCTGCGCTGGCGGCTACAAGCGGGGCTGGGTTGGTTGGATTGTCGGTTGGCTCTGTCTACCCTGCTGGCACTGTCGGATCTGCCATCCAATACCGAACTCCGCAGATGTATGGTATTGAACCAAGCACCACAAACATCATTGGCTCCGGTCTGGATGCTATGTTTGCCGCGGGCGGGGATATTCGTTTCGAGAAGCCGGGTACATATCTTACAGATCGTGCTTGGGTGTTGCGCTCAGGTACGCGATTATGGATTGGCGCAGGTGTTATTCTTAAAGCTGTTGATAGTTACAACGGCAATATTCTTCAGAATTACAGCTACGCCGTTAACGCCGGTGCGGGAACAGCAGACGACTTCATTGAAGTTTGGGGGCCGGGTACCATTGATTTTAATGGTCTGGCAAAAGGATTTAATGGTACCGGGAGCATGGCTTCAGTATTCAAAAACGTAACCACGTTACGTATCGGTGGCGGAATTCTCGTTCGCAACGCCCGTAAATACTGTTGGCTGATAGCTAAAATTCAGAATTTACATGTAGATGGTCTGCGTTTTAATACCATTTCAGACGGTCTTCATTTACAGAATCCTTGTCAGAATGTTTACATCCGAAACCTAAGCGGTGTAACAGGCGATGATATGTGCGCTCTCACTGTGGGAGACTATCCGTCTTACGACATCAGTGAGCCAGGTGATTTCTCTAACGTAGATATCGCTGGGATTTATAGCCTGAACCAGGCCAACGATGAAGGAACGACAACTACAACGCTTTTGACCTTCGGTGGCGACGGGTCCGGGGTTTATGTGCGCATGAAAATTGCTGGCTTGTATGGCAACACTAATCACGCTGTGGCACGATTTAATGCTGACACCAATGGCTTGACGTATACAAAGGTCAATAATTTACATGTTAGCGAAATTTATGCAGTTCCTAACCCTGCAAACGCCTACCCAATCATAGAAATTAATGACCGTGGATATGGTGCTTCTCCTAACTTATATGGAGTGGAGATTGATGTTTTAACTATCGAAAACGTCTATACACGTAACGACGTAGCGCATGTGGTAGGGATATCTGGCACTTATGGAACAATGGTTCATCAGTTAACTATCAACAACGGCCCTCGTAATGGCCTGGGCATGGTGGCGCTTAACAATGCTAATACCACTTTTTGCGAGACAATTTTCATTAACAACTGTCGTACTATACTGCCGGTTAACGCCAATGCCGCGGTTATAAACAGCCGGGGCGTTATCGGTCAAATTTTCTTGGATAACATTCAGGCTTTGTTTACGGACACAACGCAAGGCCGTATATTCCGCGGAATTGGCGCTAACAGTGTCTCTAAAATACACGCCAATAACGTTACGCAGCTTAGGGGGCTTGCTGCATTCGGTTCCTTGGCCGCAATGGCCACACAACCGGAAATTTATATCAGCAATGCCACATTTGATGGAACTACAGGTGTAGTCGATCTAACTGGGACTACAGCTAAAGTTTACTGTAAAAACGTAAAGGCACTGATTGCTTCAGGATTTGTTCCATTTTCATCGAATGCTGGATCGTACTACATAAGTGGTGATGTTGATACCGATGGTTCTAATACTTTAGCGACATCAAATGCTGGAACCATCAGGTTAATGCGGGGGATTCACAACATAGCTTGTGACTTAACAAAATTAACATCTGTTGATAACTCAGGGTGCTATAATTCTAACGCTAGCCTGTCGTGTGGTGTTGGTATGGTAAACGTGCAGAATAAGATATGGAAACATATCTATACTGCTGCCACTTATACCAGTAGCATTTAAATATACCCCCCCCCTACAGATTATGTGGTGGGGGGCTTTCAAAAACTATTTACACTCTGTCTTCGTGAAATCAAACACAATAGTTGAGCTTTTTTTATCAATTAAAATGTTATAGTTATTAGAGTTTCTGATATTTTCAAATGTACATAAACTCGATTTAAGCGACATGTGATAATCAAAGCTTTGAAATTTTTTATCCAAATCGAAATGCATCATTTGGGTATGGCCCCACACCCATTGATTATTTATTGTCGGCTGTATAAGTTTTGAAATTATTGGGTATTTTTTTGCTGCCATCCTAACTTCTGGTGACAACGACACTCCACCTTTGAAAGCAATAAATTCATAACTGCTCAAGCCAAGGCTGTTTAAGTCAGACATCATTAATTGAATTATCGCATTCTCATACTTTTCTTGATTGTTAAGTGAGTTCGCGTAAGCATAGGCAACCCCTAAAGAGTATAGGGCGTAGACTGTAAATAAAATACCGCATAATGATTTATAAAGCTTTGTGCGAGAGAAGGCCCAGGTGGAAAGAACCGCAAAGAAGAAGCACGCAGTTCCAAATGCCATTAGAACCCTGGGAGATAGTACTGGGTCCCTCAGGAGCATCATGGGTCCTGTTATCATGCACAAAACTGCAAATGGAGAAAATACAATGACTAAAAGCTTCATTATTTTCTCAGGCTTAGAGTAACTGCATTTAACAAGCGAGATCTTAATTAACGCAATTAAAGATAATGTTAACACCACTACACAAAATATTATAAATGGCGTGGTAACAACAAGACTTATCAATTTTCCAAATTCGGTAATATTGCGTGATAGAACCGTTAAGGCATCATTTATTCCTGAAGTTGCAAGTTCACTATGCCTTAAATTATAACTACCAACTAAAAAATATGGTGAAATGAAAGTTGAATATATAATATAACTAATACCTAATCCGCCAATGGATGCTACTATTGATAACAATCCATTGCGAGTTTCACCTAATCTGAATATATTTAATACGTATAAAATAGCGAATATTATATATATGTTAATTGATGCCTGATAGATGCACAAAATTAAAATTACAGAAGTGAAGCAATATAGAAATTGTTTTTTTAATTCTACCGATTTGAATGCAAAAGGAATTATTGCACACAATACGGATATCGACATTGGGAAAGCATCGTATTTATATGATATATTCTCCAACAAGAATGGGCTTGAAATTGCAACCATTGAAATGATGGCAGCAACGTACCCATCAAATTCAGTGAGAAATGCTTTTGCAGAAAAGTAAACGCTCAGCGATAAGATGCCCAAGGCAAGCAATTGCGGTAGTGGAGATATGTCTGGCAACTGAGGCCCAAAGCTCAAAGATAGGAATAAAAGATCAGCAAGAGGCCTGCCGTTATCAGACCACTTTGAATATCCGTAAATAGAACGACCTAAATCATCAACGTAATAGTGACTTGATAAGATAATTGGTAAGAAGAATATCAATGACATAAGCAATATCATTGAAAAAAGCTTTTTGTCTAAATTGAAACGAAGCATTTTAACACCTTAAGACTTGTTTGTTGGTTCATAATTTTTGATGATGTATCGCGGTCTTCCCTTAACTTCAACATAAATCCTTCCGATATACTCCCCAAGAACACCTATGCCTATCAACTGAACCCCACCAAGGAAAAGTATTGAAACAAGCATTGATGGATAGCCGCGAACCGGGTTGCCGAACGCTAACGTGTCGACGATCATCCATGCGCCATAGATGAAGGC